TAGTAGTCTCCTGTTGTCCCTTTATTTAGATTTCTTCAGATGGCTCGTCATGCGGGGAGCGTTGCCTTTTCCGCTGCGATCCGTTTCAGGTTCCACCCGCCTTTTTTGAATTACGGCGCGTTTCCGTTCTTTCGGAGACATCTCACCCACCGTTTCAGGGGTTTCGCTGCTTACTTTGTGGAGTGGACGGCACTTCGGATACTTGCCCTTGGAGGTGTCAGAGCGACCACACGGGGGATACTGACCCGTCTTGGGGTCTTTTCGCCCACCAATGTTCACCCATTTCTCCTTGAACCACCGCGACAAGTCCTCGTCTATTTTACAAGGCGGGGTGGGGAATATTTTGTTGTGCTTGGAGAATCCACCCGTCTGACCAGGCGTTGGGGGTCGCCGCTTGTACTTGTCGCTCTCCATGAGGCGCACAGCCGCAGCAGAGTACAGGTCTTGAAAGTCAATCCCTTCCTTCACGGTCTTCTTGCGTTTCGCGGGAGCCGCCGCCATGCCACGCTGCAAGTCCTTGAACAGGGCAACAGTGTCCCGTTGGTTTGCGCGGCGAGGCATACCGCTCTTGAATGTTGCCATGTCGTTTGCTGCCACGGCTGCACGGAGTTTGGACGCGCTCATGCCCTGCACACCCTTTGCGTCCTCGTTCCGCTTGCCTGCGCTCACGATGTTCAGGGATTTCAGTTTCAGCGGCTCTGTAGCGGTGGGCTTCATCATGTCCTTGAATGCCTCGTATGCACCCTCACGATCCTGACCGCCCACCAACAGCACATGATCATATCCCTTGTCCGCAAGCCAGTACAGCATATCAACGGGATTCTTGATGTTTGCGTTGTCTATGAAGTTGCCTTCAGGAAAGAACTTCTTCAGATACCCGAACTTCTGCTTGGGTGTCAGAGGATTCTTTTTAGGATCGTTGGTGCGACTGCTGAACATGGCGTGTTCTGCGCCATGCTTCTTCGCAGCCTCCACCACTTTGTCAACGAGCAGTTGGTGACCAGAAGTTGGTGGCTGAAAGCGACCGAATGCAACCACGATGGTTTTGCCTGGTCGCGCAGACTGAGATTTACCTCTAACCTGTTTTGCCACTGGGATCACCTCCGATATTGCACTTCTGACACCAACTGCTCGTTACTCTTTTTTCCAAGTCTTCTCTACAGTGAAGTTACTGCGCGAGAAGTCAAGGCGGTCTACTAGTTTGACGGCTGCGTTGCTCATGCGGTCAATTGCCACATAGCCTTCAGGAGCGGTAACGCGATATCCCTTGCCGTCCTTTACAAATGTTCCCATCCCACCCTTGAGGGAGGACAGTTTGCTGACAATGCTCATCTTCAGCACGGTCAACGAATTATGTAGGGCGAAAACCTGATTGATCTGGTTGCGATTGCGCTTGATCCAGTCCATGCTCGGAGTAGATTTAGTGCTTGGCTTCTTTCGCGCAGTCTGCGCTTTCTGTGCCATCATTGCCAGCAACTGATTCACATCGGCATGACCGCTGCCCATGTTTGCGCGGACAAGTCCGTTGATGTAGGTCTTGATGGCTAACTTCACGCCCTCGTTTCTGCTGATACCATTCATCGTGGTCTTCAGTGCAGAGGCTTGCTGTGACAGCGTGGATATGCTGCGCTCTATCGCTTGACGATCACGTGCAGAGAACAGTCCACTGCCGTCTGCCACGCGCAGAGTAGCGTTGTCGTACCACACATCCCGTGTCTTCTTCAGATATGAGATGTCGGGATTGAAGCGGGCAACCATTGTCTGCAACGAGTCGCCCTCGTATGCCGTGTGGAACACGATGCCGATCTTCGCGGCAGAAATGCGTTGTCCAAGTTCGCTCTTCGGATCAACCGCATAGGTGATCGTGTTTGCGCGGAAGGTGAGATACCGCTTGCCGTCGATGGTTTCACGCTGCACGGTGTCGCTGTCAAAAAGAAGATCGCCTTGCAGCACTCCACGAATTCCTAGTTTAGAGAAATGCTTCAGAGCAAGTTTGAGTTTGGCATTGAGTCCATCTGCGGGATGGTTCGCATCAATATCTGCATTCGTGAAGTTTAGTTTGGGTGTCACATTGAACACGCTTTTCGTGCCAACAAAAAATCGACCACTGCTCGGGTCGATTCCGCAGATGACGGCGGGCGCGCCGTCCCACTTCACGGTGATGTCGTATGCGGTCGGCTCGTTTGCACCAAACACATCAAGTACCCCACGGATAGCAGACACCGCACGATTGAATCCTGCGTAGCCGCTGTTCAGAATTTCGTCTTCAAGATGCTCCAAGTGGACATTCTTGCCACTCTTTGCCTTGACCGCTTCTGTGAGATGTTCCGTGAATCTAATCAATACAGTCCTCCGCTTCCGTATTTAGGAAACTTGGACTGCCTGTTCTTCGCGGTATGTACGGATTGCGTCCACCAAATCAGCAATGTACTCGCGGGGATCGGCTGTGAAAACCTGTGATCCTCCGTCTTCCACGCCGATCAGAATGGCAATATTTCGCAATTCCTGACCCGTGCGATCCTGCCACATAAGGGAATATGCGGTGGCTTGCATGAAGTAGTCCTGTATCGCGTCCTCAGACTTCGGATAGTTGGAAGACTTGAAGTCAATAACAGACGGAACTCCGTCAAATTCACCGATGCAGTCCGTCCGACCAGCGAGTCCCACTTTTTTAGACCAGAGCGGGACTTCGATGGCGAATATCTTGCCGATGCGGTCGATGTCTTCCTGCATGGACAGGAACATATCCGCCTCGGTTGTTCCAATGGTCGCGGACGAACCAGCCTTTGCCTCAACAAGCGAATTTGGCGCGAGACTGTTTCGGAGATAGGTTTCGATAATCGCGTGTAGTTTCGTGCCACGGGATAGTACTCGCTTTGATTCTTCGGGATTCTCACGCCGCCACTTTGCAAAAAATGCACGCTTTTTCCATCCCGTAACCGTGGTCACAGACGGAAAAAATCCGTCAGGAGTCTTGTATCTCCTGCCGTTCGGGGTTTCAACGCTTTCAATTTGGTCGTTCAGTTCAACGAACGCATGATCAAATGTTTTCATTTCACTCTTCTGGCTTTTCTTCCACTGTCTCTGTGCCTTCGGGCAGTCCATTAGATTTTTCTGGATTCTGTGTTTTGGTAGGAGTCTGATTGCGATTCTGCCAACGATTGGCTGCTTGCCACTCGGGATTGTTCTGTTGGTTCTGTTTGATCCAAGCAAGATACTGTCTCATGTTCGTCATAGTGTTCTCCTCTATTATGTATCGTCCTCATTGGACGCTTCCGATTTTACATTTAGTATTTCAGAGCAATCGGTCAGGAACTGCTCTGATGCTTCCGTATAAACTGAAGCCTGTTTTGAAAACTCTGCAAACACCGCAGAGGTGAACGGATGGGCGGCTCCATATTTTACCAGTGCTGGCAGGACGATTCCTACCACAGCCTCCTGTATGTACGAATATTTAGTATCGAAACGGAACGACTCGCACTGCTGCTTCCGTAACAAGTCTGCTGCCACTTGTGAAAACGCGGCACGATCCCGCTGTGGCAGGTTATGAATTTGCGCGTTCGCTGATTCCACAAGTGTACGCAGGCAACTCACGGAGCAGGTTCGCATGGAGTAGTCGCACTCTTCCTTGATGGACAGAAACTCAAAGGGTGTGGTGTTTTCCCGTATGCGCTTCACTACATCATAGTAACCGAACAGCCGTATCTCTTCGCCTTCCACTCGCACAAAGTCAACATTCTGCATGGCATATGAAAGGCTGCATACACGCTCAAGCAGTTTGCGTGAACCGAATGCCTTTGCGTACACTGTCTGCTCATTCTGTGTCCAACAGCGGAACAGGTCGCCCATCTTTGGACGAAACCGAACGGCTGTGTCTTTTGACTTCATCAGCAGCACTGTGGGTTCGTGCTTTTCAAGCAGCGAATCCACCACAGCAGACACCAGTACAGGCGTTGAGCCGTTGCCAACGCTGCACTGCATGGACAGGGGACGATTCTTGTTGGACAGTTGGTAGGTAAGCGAACAAAAACCTTCGGCACAGTTCACGCGAACCGACCCACCACTGTCGGTTGTATCATGCTCAATCATGTTTACTTCTTCTTTCTTGGTCGCAATCCGAATGTGAGTCTCTTTCGCAGGGACAGTTTACGCTTGCGCTTTGCTTGCGCTCGCTTTCCGCGAGTCTTTCTGGCAGTACGCTTGGCGGTGAGTTTCATCTTACGCAGTTGAGAAGCAGGACGCTTCACACACACGCGCGGTCCTTTTTTCTTGAAGCCAGGAGCGCACTTGAAGATGATGCGCTTCTTGCCCTTGCGTACCACTATCTTACGCTTCGCAGCAATCTCATTCAACATCTCGCTCTCTACTTCAAACTCTTCTTCTATTTCTTCGTTCTCTTCCACCTCAACGGTGATGTCGGCTTCTTCAACAGGATCAAGAATGTAGATTACTCCGTCTTCCTCTTCCCACTCAATGCCTTCCTGCTCCAAATAGTCAACGACATCCTCGCGGGAGAAGTTGGGCATATCAAGCACGATCTTCTGCTCGGTGAGTTCTGCATCAAACTCCTCAAAAATGAGTCGCTGCAAAGAGGAAAAAGCATGGTCGCGCAGGTCTTTGAATGGTTTCATAGTGCTATTCCTAGTTTGTCCTTGATCACATCCCAACGATACTTGCTGCGGAACATGAACTTGGCTTCCGTATAGTCTTCCAATTTCTTCACGGTCCATGACGGAACGCCTTTCAGCAGATCAAGTTTGATCACGCTCAGGTCATTGAAAAGCATACGCAAAAATGGAGAACAGTCAAATATGCCGTCTTTGTTTGCGTCCACGATGAACATTCCAAGACCGTATGCCACATTGTTTCCCGTGTACTTTTTCTTGCCCTCTTTGTATGCTCTCTTCGTGGAGTCGGGCATCTTTGTCCTGTCTACTATGTAGTTGGACATGAAGTAATCTATTTTCCCGAACCCCTTGATGCCCATTTTGTCTATGGTTACGGTTCTCTTGTCCTGAATGGTTTTTGCAATAGATGCCCAATCCACATCAGACAGAGCAGCCTTTACCTTGGAATCCATTGTTCTCGGGAACTTCTTGTGATCCACGATGAGTCCCGCCACCAAGCACAGTCCTTCGACAATGCTCGTATCTCCAAGAGCAAGCATCACATCTCTGCCAAAGGCAACTTCACGATTGGCAGGTTTCGTCTTTCCGCTCTTCTTTATGCGCTCTGATATGACCGTGGGAGTGAGTGTGTTGGAAACACCAGCACCAGTTTTTGAACTGTAGCCAATGTACTTGCCGTTTCGCTCCATGAAAAAATCAAACAACTGATAGTTTGTTCTTGTCGGAAAAACCACGCTGTCGAACGATGATCCTCCCGCACCGTTTATCAAGTGCAGAGGACCAAGCACTTCCCCAAAGTACTTTTCAATCTCGGTTTCGGAA